GACAGAACGGTAGGAGATACCTGAGAGGAGCTTACACGAGCTAGGAGGGGTATTCCTGCCTCAAGAACGGCCTGATAGACCAACTCAGAGCAAAACCACTTCTCATCTTGCTGCTTGCGCCAACGGGTGACAAAGCGGAATACGCCCCCGAAATCGTATTTCTTGCCGATTTGCTGCTCGGCCCATGCGATTGCCTTGTCCCATTGCTCCTCGGTCATGCCCTCGACATCGAAGGCTTCCACATTGTTCCAGTCTTGGAGCGGCCCACGCAGCCTGACTTTGGCTGGCTTGTGCCAGGCTTCGATGATGCGCCCGTTGGGGAGCTGGATGGCAGCGTGAGAATAGTTCCCATTCGTCTGCCAGCGGATCATCTTGGAGATCAGGCTGTTGCCCTTGAATAGTAGGATCTTCGGGGTGTGCATAATAATCACTGCTGGGGTAGCCGCTTGAGTATCTCAATACTCAAAGACTCTTGCCGAATCTGACTGTCTTGCATCTCCTTGAGCTGCTTATCAATACGCTCAATCTCCGGGCGGGTTACAAAGTCCTTACTCAAGTCCTTGTAGCTTGGGTGGATGTCTAGGTTGGCAGTATGGTTTTTGACCTCCTTGGCAATGTCGCTGATGTCGCGCATGATGTTTTGGTCTTTGCCACCCTGAGAGTAAACAAAAGTCACGCCACCAAAGAACACGCTGAGACAAGTCAAGCAGACGAGAACTGTCCCAAGCGGGTGGTTCTGAAACTCTCGTTTGATAAACTCAGGCATTAGATTGCGGGGTCAGGGAACCATCCGTCAGCCACCATTTCCTCATGGGTCTTGAGGTTGAGGCTCAGGCTAGGGGTTTCAGTGGCAAATTGCAGGGGAGACGCGCTTTGTCCTTTGACAGCTTCCAGTTTGGCTTGCATTGCTGCCTGCTCGTCAGGGGTCACAGCATCGCCAATGGAATCAGCCAGAGCAGCGGTGTCAGCATCGGGATGCACGGGCATTGCGTCAGAATAGCTTGTAACGTCCTCGCCTTCTATTGTGATAGTCGTAGCCTCGCCAAGGACTACGAGGGCTACACGGCCATCCTCGTGCTGAATACAGTTGGTGTAGCGTTTGGTCACAGTCCCAGCTGGGGGATTAGGTCGTTTCACACCCCAAATCTTTTCTGAGAGTTCCAGCGCACGGAGCATATTCAGCTCTGCCTGAGTGGGTGGCACGGGTGGTTCCACTCCGTCCTCAACAGGAGGCGGGGTGTATGGCGGTGCTTCTTTGACGATTAGGTAGCGCATATTAGGCGAGGGTTATGCCGTAACGGGCTGCGATGTTAGCTTCGATGGCGGCGCGGTTGGATGATTGGTCTGATTGATAAACAATCATTTCACAGTATTTGCAGAGCGCACTGAACTGTGTGGGAGAGCCCCCATATTGGAAGAATGAAACATCCGACCCGTCCCATCCGGGGTTATCATCATGGGTTGCGTATGCCGTAACAAGGTTTGCGCCCCCATCGTGGAGTTGGGTGTGAAGGTCATCCCTTGTTGGGGATGAAATGGCTGACCCGTTTTTTCTGTATGTATCGCCCGTAACCGCCGCCCCAGTGTTGCTGGCTGAAGCATCCTGAACAATACCCCAGATGGCAGCTCCATTGTCTCCGTCAGAAAGCAAACACCCCTGAGTTTGTCCTGATGCGGCCTGATAAATTAGATACATTTCCCAGTAGGTGTTTCTTGCTGGGATTGGGTAGTCTAGCCCGATGCTGCTGTTTGCTGTTTGGTTGGTGATGCAGGGCTTCCCATTCGCATCAGTCACAACGCTGCCGGACGACACGATCTGCGGCTGACTTGCAGCAGTCGCTTGCGTTGCGTTGCGTCCCTCGTAGATGGAGGGCGAGCCGTTCACTGTGCCATCGTTGCTGCCTACCTGATCCGTCCAGTCTGCGTTGGTGTTGCCGTAGCCGTTGAGTTGAAATATAGTCGTTCCTGCGGCGTTTTTGATTCTGGCATCGTATACAACGCCATTTAAAAATCTTTCGCTTTTGGATGCGTTTATCAATGCCCCAACGGAATACTGGTCTAATGTTGTGTTGACAACCCCCGTGGACGCAGATGATGCCGTGGATGTCATTTGCACCCCATCAACATAAAACTCAAAATCCGCCATGTCTCCGCTGCTTGTAACCACAACCTTGGCCGTGTGCGGTTGACCATCGTATACAGAAACAGTGGTGGTTTTGAAGATATTGCTGGAACCACAAGTAACGCCTATGTTGCCCGAAGAGTCCAGTTCAAGACTTATTCGCTGACGGATATTTTCACTGCCATATGCAATCAGTGAATACGTCCCCGCAGTTGTTGCTACAAACGTGGCTTCCAAAGTCCTCTCGTCTGCACCCGTGGGGAAACCTGTGTCGCTTCCTGTCACCGAGTCGTCCACCCCATCAAACTGCATACGGGTGTCAGCCGCAGTAGCGTGTTGCGCGAACCTGCTCAATGGCTGGCCCAATGCGCCGCTCTGGTCGTAGAGTGTCGTGACAAAGGCATCGAAACCCTGACCGCTGAATAGCGCGGGAGAGCCAACAACCGTGCCGTCATTGCCTCCACCAGTCGTATCTACCCAATCGGCATCTGTGTTGCCATACCCATTGAAGGCGAAGTTCTTTACGGTGCTTCCACTGAGGGAAAAGTCGTAGATGAGGCCTTTCCAAGACAATCCTGAGTTCCGTGCCCCTATCTGAAATACTGTGTTGCCAACTCCAGGAGCCCCCGATCCCGTCCATACCGTTATGCCATCAATGCGGAGAGCTGTTGCTCCTCCAGAGGCATCGAAGTCCGCTGAAACATCTTGAAGCCCACCAGTTACCGACGCTCCAGTTGTCGTTCCAGCAAGTCCCCATAATCCACCAGTGGTTATAATACGGTATGCAGCACCGCCATACGAGCAGACCACAAGTGTGGCACTTGGATCTGCTACATAGACGGTTGCGGAAATGGTGCAACCGCCAAAATAATTGCCAGAACCATCACCAATGGTGAGGTTTACACGAGTTCCCGCCCCATCGAAATACATGCGCTTGTCTGCGGCTGTCGCTTGATCGGCAAAGCGAATCAGGTCGGCATCGTTGTTCAAAGAGAACTCACGCAACGAACCACCAGAAACCTCCTGTGCCGTGAAGTCAGCCTCGGCATCATCCGTTGACCTACGCGCACGAACCACGTTGTCAACAGACGTGTCCAAACGCTGCAACGAATACGCAGCAGCAGCACCTCCATACTGCCTAAGCAAATAGCTAGAGGACGAAATACTACGGGGGGTAAGTGAATTAGATAACTGCATTACCAGCGGGGTTGCATATTAGAGTTAGTATGAATCCGATTAGCCACAGAATTAATCGTGTGCATATCGGAAATGCGGATAAGCTCGTCATCTAGCTTGTCCTTGGCAAAAGCATCTTCAATCGCAGCCTTGTCGTGCTGCCCTTCAGCTCGCAACCAATCAGCAGTCGCGCCGTGGGCCAGGTATTCAAACCACTCGTCAGGGACGTTTACCACCGTGCCAGAGGAACCATCACCATACACGTCAGTCCATTGCTTCTTGTAGGTGACAAATGCCGAGGAAAGATTCAGGTTGCCATCAATCAAGGTGGCTCCACCATTCTGAACGTAGAACTCAATCAACTGTGCAGAGGCAGTCTGAAATGGCTGCGTCCTGTGAACCTGCATGAAGGTGTCAATCGAATCCAAACCAGATTGCGTAAATGGAACCACACCACCAGTTACCGTGCGAGCCTCACCAACCACAAGAAAACGAGGCCAGTAATCAGATGCACGATACGCACGCTTCGCCCGGCTGTTAATCAAAGCCTTGATCCTGGGCGTTTCAGTCAACGCAAACTCAATACCGCACAAGGCTTTAATAAGCGGTAACAAGTCGCTAGTGTAATTCTTGGTCTGCACGGCTGATTTATAGCTTATTTATTCTAGCACGACAAGCTAGCCCTCTGACTTACGCAGAGTCATATCAATCATGCCTTATGAGAAAACAAATGTGGGTGCGTCTTTTGCATATGGCGCAGGGTGGCTCGGTCATTCCACCAACCCTCACCAAGCCATTGAGTCAACTTAAAGAACTCACGCTGGGGAATCTCAGCCAAGTGCATTAGCCCACCCTTGGACTTCTTACCCTTGTAGTCCTCTGCAATACGCGCAGAATTAGCCTCACGCGCAGACTCAAGCTGGTTCTTCAACTGCTCACCCGTCATAATCTCGCGGATAACAGCAGCATTCAGAGACTCTTGTGATTCCAGTATCTTCATAGCAAGAATGGGTGAGGGGTCACACAGACCCCCCACCCTAATGTTCTAGCTCAATTAGGCGAACTTGCCAGGATTGACCACGGTGATGGCAACCACAACCTTACCAGCGGTAAGGGAGGCAACCGTGCCGTTCCACTCAGCCACAATATCAGTGGCGGTGTTGGTCAAGCCAACAAGGTCAATACCACCTGCGTTGGCTGCCTCAAACAGATCACCAGTGTTATACACAGGTGCGCTCATGGCATCAACGTCAAGGGCATCAATGAACTCATCGGGGTCACCAGCGGTAGTGCCAACGTCAAGGGTGATGTCAGAAGCACCGGCAAGAGCCGAAGCTTCGTAAACCACCACTTGCTTAACACCGCCACCAGCAGGAACCTGACCGATGGTAACTTGGTTGGCCGAAGTGGCGTTGGCAGCGATGTGCTCCCAATCAGCCACGTAGATGTAAACATCTTCAACCGACTCGTTATTAACAATTTTAGAAACGCTCATGGTAATGATTCTTTCTAGTTAGGATTAGTATGCAACCTTACCGTGGGCGAGGGGCGACTTACAGGCGAGGGTAAGGGCGCAGTCAACGTAACCACGCTCACCACCACCTTGGTTCTCAAGGTCGGTGCCACCCATCGGGATAAGTGTGCCGATGCCGAGGTATTTCGGATCGAGAATGTAACCTTCGTTGGTGGATGCACCGGGCATACACACGGGGTTAGCGTTCACGATTTTAACAACACCGAAGTCGGACTCAAACAGAGACACGCTCAGGGTGATCTTCTTGGCACCTGCGTCCTCGTTGATCTGATAAGCGGTCTGAGTAGTGGTTCCTTCAGCACGGGTGAAGTTGGCGATAACCTTACGGAGGGCCACGTTGGCCACACAGGTCAGGTTGCCCATTTCACCAGTCTCGGTGTAGATGCTGCCAAGGATGTCGTTCAGGTCACTCTCACCGAGTGCGCTGGTTTCGATCGAAGCAGCAGGGGTGCGGTAAGCGGAGGGGACATCGCTGGGGCCAGCGGAGTCGATCCAGTCACCAAGTCCACGCAGCTTGTAAGGATTCACACCATCTTCGGCCTGACGGTCGCTGTTGGAGCAAATCGCAAGCTCAACGTCACGCTTGATTTCGCGCATGGCCTTGGCTTTAGCTTGAGCAACATTGGCGGGGCCAACGGAGCTGACAGCTTCTTGCAGGTCAGACACGAGGTAGTCACGGCGGAACTTCTGAATGTAGTTGCCGAGACGGGCGCGGGATGCGAACTTGTCGGTGAACGAGGTCACGTCACTGCCTTCGTTGATGCCAGAAGCATCAGGGGTAGCAAGCTCGTCAACAGTCCACTCGTGGAACGTAGATTGAGCTGCACCCTTAGCACAAAGGGAGGTAACGGGGGCTTCTTCGGGGGCAAGAATGGTAAGGATGTCACTAAGATCCTCACGGTTGCCTACCGCCGAACCAGTCGAAGTAGTGCCGGTAGGGGCACTAGGGCTATAAGTATTGCTGATTGCCATTGTATTAGTAGGTTAGGAGTTGGTGGCCTTGGCCACTTGGTAAGCAACTAGATCGTCTGGTCTGCCAGTTTCCTGGAATCGCTTGTAGAGAGCATCTACCTTTGAAGTGTCAACCTTGCCTTGTCGTGCAGCTCCGGCTCCAACAGGGGAAGCGGGTGGATTCACCTTCAACTTCTTGCCTGCGCCTTTCTGAACTTTGGGCTTGGTTGTCCCGACCTTTGACCTGACCGCATGGGCTAGAATGTATTCCAAATCTACTCCCAAGTGTGGCTTATGCTGTGCAATGAGGGCTTTCAGTTCCTGCATATTGGAACTACCAACAAGCTCGGCATAACTCTTTCCAATCGCGGATTCCTCATCTTGGATTTCTGGAACCTCGTTCTTGGCTAGGTTGATGTATGCCTCGTTTTGCTGGCTGACCTGCTCTTGCTTTTTCAGGTGTTGAGCTTGCGCGGGAAGGAACTTGTTGATCGCATTCCGCGCATTCTTGTTTGCCTGTCTAAGCTGCTTCTTGGTGAACTCTTGATCGCCAACCTCGATGACATCATCGCTGCTGTAATCCGAATGCTCCTCAAGTAATTCGTCTGTCCATTCCAAAGTCCTTTCAAGTTCCTCATACTTGGTCTTGATGTCGTCAAACGACTGCAAGTCCTTGAATGGGTTCTCGTCCTGTGGAATGTCTCTGGTCGGACTGCTTGCTTTGAGTTCCTGGAGTTGCTCCTCGGCACTCTTGGCTCGCGCCGTCAGTTCACCAATTCGGCTCAAAAGTCTGCTCTTGCCTTTCTTGGCAAGCTCTTGAATCTCATCGGCTGACAGACTGAGTAGGTCTATCTCGGAATCCTCCTCGGCTTCTGGCTCGAAATCCTCAACTTCTTCAAGGGATTCTTCCTCGGTTTCGGTGTCCTCAGAATCTTCTAAGACTTCCTCAACTTCGGCTTCCTCCTCTGCTTCCGGCTCGGTTTCCGCGACTTCAGCTTCAGGTTCTTCCTGTGTGCCCTTCATCAGACGCTCCATAAGGCCGTCTTGAGTCAGGTTTTCTGCGCTGTCTTTAGGCTCCTCAGCGATGGAGTTGTCTGTTGCTTGCATATCTTAGGACGCACGTTTAACGCTCGGCGGTAGCGAATGCAGTAACCTAAGCACTTTAGTAAGGATTTGTCAAGCGGACACAAAAATGCCCCGCCTAGGGGAAAACACAAAAACCTAGACGGGGCGGTGTTATGAACAAACCAACACTGAACGGTGGTATGTTAATCCGGGGGGGAAAGTAAGTCAAGGATTTGATCGACCCTTGAAATGCCACCAGCAATCTTCATCACTTCGTTGGGGTCTTTGGCCTTTTGTAGATCAGCGAATAACCCTTCACGCTCCTGCTCAATCACCCAGAGAATATACTTGTATTCGTCTCGGTGCGACAAGGCGGCAATAGCCGTTTCAAGGTCAAGCGGTTGATTCATACCCGAAGCTACACAATAGCCCTAGTAGGGCAAGCATTATTGTTCCATGCCTTGTGTTTGCATACCACCCATCTGGGCTGGAGCCGTGCCAATGCGCCCGGTTACAGCATTCTGAGCCTGCATCATCATCATCTGATATTGCTGGGCATACTTGTTCAAACGCTCGGCAAACGCCTCATCGTCCTGCAAACGCTGCATAACGTCTGGCTGCTGCGTGTAACTCTGGATGATGCCCATCGCCATCTGTGCGCCGTTGGGTCGAGCAGGAACCTCGATGCCAGCGTAAATCTTGGCAAGGTCATCGGTCAGGTCTTTCAAGACGCGCTGCTGGGATTCCTCAGACGGGTCAAGCACGTAGTCAGCCATGAACGGGTTAATCGCAGAAGCCAACAACTCAAGCAACTTGTCAGCGTTAATGCGCCCGTTGCGGTCAATCTGCATCAACGTAGCCATGTTCTCCATCTGCGCCTTCACGCTTTCTGGGTCGTTCTCGCGGGTGTCAAACGAAACCATAATGCTGAAGTTCTCATCAGCGTCACCCTTGGTCATCACCTGCGGGTTAGGGTTGCCCGTCACTTGGAAGAACACTTCGTCTGGCCCCATGCGCTGATACAGCTTCCAAGCCAAAGTCAAAACCTCCTTAACGTGGTCAAGATACTTGTTCACGATGAATTGCTGACGAACAGCCGATGCTGGATCGTCCACAGCCAAACCAACTGCGCGGTCAGCCTGCTTGTCCATCTGAGCCTCAATACGCTCGGAACCTGGATCATACGGAGGCACGGGGGCATAGGTCAACTCACCCAATCGTCTGTAAGGAATCTTACGTCCCGGCCCCCAATCGCCCGGCGGTCTGCCAGCAGGGTGCATCATCGGCGGCAATGTCGCTAGGGATGCCCTGTCAATGCGGCTATCTCGCTCGGTCTTAATCTGCATCTGCGGCCCACGCAGGATGTCGCTGAATGTCTGGGTTTCGTAAATCCGCTTCTG